CTGGAGACGACCGTGGGCAGCTTCATCGATGTGCATCCGTCCTGGCGCTCCTACGAGCTGCTGCCGATCGTCGATCAGCTCGACGAGGATGATGACGTCGAGCTGATCAATCCGCTCAGCGTTAAGGCCGTCATCGATGAGGCCTGCGCCGGCATGGTCGACGAGGAGCTCAAGAAGACGATCTACAGCGAGCTCGTTTTCAAGACCGCACCCGATGTCTTCATCTATGATAGTGGCTGGCTCGGCGGCAAGGATAAGGGCGAAGTGGTCGGCTGCGGCTGTGGCGCCTGTGATGCAGCCGGCGAGGAAGATCGCGCCAAGGCTGCCTGGGGTGGCATCTGGGCCGACAAGAGCCTCGATCTCAGCTCGATGGTGCCTGCCGGCACGACGCTGCTCTGGAAGCCGCGCTTTGGCCCGATCGGCAACCGCATCGACGACGAATAATCGCTAATTCGCCCTTTCGCTAAATCAGGAAATCTCTATGTCCGACAAAGACGCCTCCCTGCCCTTCGGCTTCCCGCTTGAAGGTATTCCGCTTGCCGGTGATTTCATCCGCCAGTCTGTCGCCGCTGCTGACTATCAGCCGACGAATGCGTCGGAGATCGCGGCTGCAATGAAGGAATTCCACACTCCCCTCCCCGTGACCGGCTACACGCCCGTCGAAGACGACAAGGTTCAGCTCGTGAACTCGATCAAGATCGAAGAGGAACGCATCCTGCGTCGGCTCGACGAGCTGAAGGCAGGCGGCCAGAAATACGACCAGCGTTTCGTGGCACTCGCCATGACCTACGTGCAGGTTGGCATGATGCTCGCCTACCGCGGCGTCTTTCAGCCGGTGCGCATCCAGCTGCCCGAGGACGCCGCATGAGCGTCGTCGTCTATCACGAGGGCGTGATGGCCGCTGACAGTCGTGCCTATGGTGGAGATCAACACCCGGTCGGCAACAAGCGCAAGATCCACCGTCTACCCGACGGTGGGCTTGTCGGCATCACCTCGAACCAGATCGGCATGCCGGAAGCGTTTCGCGACTGGCTGGCTGCTGGCGCCGATCGAAAGGCTGACATGCCGGGCGAGCCCGCCTTCGACGCGATTCACGTCACGCCGGCCGGTGAGGTCTTTCTCTACAGCGACGGCTATACGCCTTCAGGCCCGCTCTTCGGCAACACCTGGTCGATCGGCTCTGGCAAGAAATACGCCCACGGCGCGATCCAGATGGGTGCCAACGCGGTCGAAGCCGTCGAGGCGGCCAAGGCCTGTGATTTCTGGTGCGGCGGGCCTGTCCTGACGCTCAGTCTCAACGAAGCCACTTCCAACCTCTGAGGATCTATCCATGGAAAAATTCAAGTTCAGCCTGCGCAAGTTCTTTGCCGATATCATCCGTCTGGCTGTCGTCGCCCTGCTCGTCGTTCTCGCGCTGATGATCGGCGCCGGCCTGTTCATGATCGGCGTGCCGTTCCTGATCGTGCTCTTCCTGGTGATCGTGCTGTCGCTTCTCGGTAGCTACCTCGATCCGCGCGAGACGCACGGTTTCAAGTTCGAACTGCGCCGGTAGCGATTTCGCTAAATCGTGAAATAAAGAAAGGGCGGTTTCGACCGCCCTTTTCTGTGTCAGCCACGGCGCAAGGTCGTCCAGGCGTCGAAGCACTGCTCGAGCAGCTCCTTCATCGACAACCCGGCTGCGGTCGCGGTCATCTTGAACCTGGTGTGAAAGTCCGGATCGACCTTGAAGTTGAGGTCGCGCAGCACCGCGTCCTTCTTCTTCATGTTGTCGGCCGGCTTGACCGGCTCTTCGGTGAGGCTGCCGAGGTATTTCATCGCGCCGGACTGCTGTCTTGGCTTGATATTGGCCTTCGTCGCTGGGGCTGGGCTCTTCATGCTGCGGCTACCTGTAGGGAGTTGAGTTTATCGACGATCTCGACCGCGAGCCGGTCGGCGCGCTCATTCAGAGACGGGTAAAGCGTTTCGGCGATCGAGAAGCCGCGGTTCTGGGCCATCTGATAGCCGGTCTTCGAGACGATGTCGGTTTCGGCGACCTCAAAGCCCTGCTCCTTGATGAACTGGGTGGCTTCGCGGGAGGCCAGGTCGCTCTCGGTCGTCTTGTTGAGGACGAACAGCATCTTCTTGCGCGACACGCCCTTGTTCGAAAGCTCGTGCGCAAAGGCAAGCTGTGGCTTCAGATCATCGCGGGTCGCGCCGGTCGGTATGATCACCACATCGGCAAGCTGGGCTGCATCAAGCGAGGTCTGCTGACTGTCCGGGGCGCCGTCGACGACCAGAAGGTCGTGGCGTTCAGCCTTGAGCTTCTTCACCGAGTTCATCGGCTGAGCTTCGATCGCAGGCTCGATGTTGGCGACCATCCGTATTGCCACCCAGTCGGTCGAGGTGAGCTGATTGACGTTGAAGTCGCAGATCTTCACCGACCAGCCGGCAGAAGCGAAGGTGCGCGCCAGGAGACGGGCTATCGTCGATTTGCCGACGCCGCCTTTCTGGGACAGACATGCGATGATGGTGCTCATTTCGCGAAATCCCTATGTCGTTAAATCGCTAAATCTTTAGCGCCTATTGGTTAACGAATTTTTACGGGATTGGGAAGGGAGGGGTGACGCGGCCCATTTGCGTCAACAACGAACACGGCTGCTCCGGAATCTTGGGAGATCGGAGCTGGCAGAGAGTTCTAGGGCCGCGCCGAGGAATTACATAGTTCAACTGCCGGCGCCCTTCAAGATCAGGCGGGAATGAAGTCCGGCTGGTCGAAGAGGAATTCGTATTGGTCGATATCATCAGCGACGACCTTCAGCCAGGAGACCCGAACGGCGTCGATGTGCGGACATTCGGTTACGACGAGCTGCTCGACGCGCAGACCGAGAATTTGGTCGACGTATTCGAAAATCGACATGTTCAATCGCATCAGAAAGATTTTTTCGACGGTTTCGGTGTGGCGAATTAGCGAAAAGACGGTTTCGCTAATGTTCTCAGAAAGAAACGAGCCTGCTGGCATTTCCCTGAAGACCAGGAGATTGTTCAAAGGCACGCCTCGCTGAAGCGTGCCCATCCGTTTGCTACCATACCAGACGTCGATCAAAACACCGGCCCAATCACTGTGATCAGCTTGTCCATTAGATCGAGGCGGGCCTCTTCCGGCGACAGACCGCGGGCTAGGCCGTCGTTCTGGATCTGATGATCGGCATAGGCGGAATTGTAGGCGTCGAATGGATAGATCGACGGGCCGGCGAGGGGATTGACGATCTCGAGGACGAGAGCGCCCTGCTGCTTCCAGTAGCGGCCCTGCTCGCGCCGGACGGAGCCGAACACCGAGAACTGATCCTTCGGTTGGGCGTTGTGGCTCATGATCGGGATGATATCGCCGCCGAACTTCTCTTCGAAGGCATTGCCGATCTCGCCCAGAACCTCACGCACCTGCCACTTGCGGCCGTTGATGGTGACGTATTCGAGCTTGCCGGCCTGGGTGAACACCTGCTCGGGCGTCAGGCCGAGATAATCGATGGCGATTTTGCGGAGAGGAAGGCCGTCATCGGCGAGCTTGTGCCCGTAGCAGTCATTGATGATTTCAGCGGCCGTCGATTTACCCGAGGTCGGGTTGCCACACAGGGCGATCAGTTTGGGATAAGCGGTTGGATTGGTCACTTTTGCTCCTTTGCAGTCAATCAATATTTACTTACTGCAAAGGAGCGTTTTAGGGAAGGCGCGAAATAGCGATTTCGCTAATTCTCGTGATCGAGAAGGCCGCGAACCTTGGCGCGTTCGACGAGCCGGGTCAGGCGCTGATTGTCGGCCTGCAGCTTCTCGATTGCCTCGAGATAGAAGACCTCGCTCATCGCCGAGAGGCCGCAGGAGTTGAAGAAGTGAACCGGATCGACGAGACGTTCCTGAGATTTGTGGGTCATGCTGCTTTCCTCTGCGCTGCGAAGATCTGCCAGGGAAAGTCCTCGTTCGCCGGCAAGATGTTCTCCCGGAAGCCGGGCGTGGATTTAACGATGTTCTTGCGCTCGGCCGTGTGTTCGGACAGCGCAATGTTGTTGGCACATGAATAGTCGGCAATGAAGGCATAGTTCGGCATATTTTTCTTGGCGCGCAGACCGCGGCCGATCCGCTGACGCAACGCCACTTCCGCCTTGCCACCTCCGGCAAGCTGCACCAGGCCGATACCGGGCACGTCGACGCCGACGTCGACGATGGTCGAGCCGATGATCGCATCGATTTCGCCACGCTCGAGTGCAGACAGAGCCGCCTGGCGTTCCTTCTGATCGTTCTCGCCGCGCAGGAAGACCGTGCGCAGCCCGACATGGGTGAACTTCTTGAACAGGATTTCGCCGTGGTCCATGCGTTGGATCAGCGTCAGCACCGGCAGCCCGTAGCGCTTTGCCATCAGAGCGTCACGCACGATGTCCCTGTGCATGAAGGTGTTCTCGATATAGCCAAACTGGTAGGCGCGCGCCCAGGGCGACGAGCGGAACAGCAGCTTGTGCGGCTCCGACGTCACGTATTTGAAGATCGGCTTGGCAAGCACGCCGGACTCGATCAGCTGCTCCTCGGTGATGCGGATCAGCACCGAACCGAAGGCGGCCATCAGGCGCATGTTGTCTTCAGCGCTGGAGCGCATGAATGGCGTTGCGGTGAGGGCAACACGGATCGTGGCGTTCTTGCAGTGCTTGAGGATCTCGTAATAGCTGTTGCCGCCTGCCTCATGGGCTTCCTCGCCGATGACCACGTCGATCAGCTCGAGGAACTTCAAATAGCGATTTCGCTTTTTCGTCTTTTCGTCAAAGCGGGCCTGGGCAAGTTCGCGCACCTGTTCCTTCGGCATGTTCGAATCCTTCTTCTTCGAACGATGCTGCGACTTGGTGACGGCGATGATCTCCTTCTGCAGGTTCGGCTCCTCGAGCGCTTCAACGAGCGTCTGCACCATGGCGAGGTTGACGCCCTTGACCATCTTCTCCTTGCCGTCGCCGATGACGCCGGTGTTGAGATCGAGCGCGTCGAGCTGCTCCTTCATTTGGTAGAGCAGCACCTTGCGCGTCGTCAGGAAGAGGGTAGGGCGCCGGTAGCGCAGCATGATCATCTTGGCGATCTTCGACTTGCCACCGCCCGTTGCGACCTGGATGATACCGCGGCCGAACTTCTCGACGCGGCGCAAGCTCTCCGGCTGGTGAGCGTAGCGTGGATCCTCGTTGCCGAAATCATCGACGATCGGGTTTTCGGGGCCGAGCGGCTCAGCGGCCTTCTTCCGGAAGATCTGCACCTTGTAGCCAAGCCGCATCAGCTCCTTGTGAACCATGAAGGCAAAGCCGGCCGGGAAGGAGTTGGTCTTGTATTCGTAGAAGGACGACTTGCCATCCCAAGTGCCCTGGTTGAACGCAAAAGTCTGCTCGGCGCCGTCGACCATATAGGAGAGCAGATCCGAAACGGTGTTGGTGACCGCCTCGGGCGGGTTGTCGAGCAGCTGGGCGGTGACGGCGTTGTAGGCCAGTTTAATCAAAGTCATGAAATTTCTCGTTTGCCTGTTGCCTTGTTTGGCGGATATGATAAATCAATATTTACTGACTGCCACCCACTATTGCACAAGGCGCCGATGACATATCCGAAGATGATCGAGCTCGATCCGAGCTCTCTGCGACCCAACCCCTGGAACACGAACATCGTGACGCCCGAGAACGAGGCGAAGCTGGAGGAGTCCATCCGGCGCCTGGGCTTCTTTCGCCCGGCCGTCGTTCGCGAAATCGCTATTTCTGGATTTAGCGATCCGTTCGCATACGAAATCCTGGGCGGCGAGCACCGCGCCCAGATCGCGGCGAAGATGGGTCTCGAAAAGATCCCGGTCGTCAACCTCGGCCCGATCGACGATCTGAAAGCCAAGGAGATCGGCATCGCCGACAACTCGCGATACGGCATGGACGATCAGATCGCCTTTGCCGACCTCATCAAGGGGATGGGCAACGCAGAGCAACTGAAGGACTTCCTTCCCTACACCGAGCATGATTTCACCGATCTGTTCACAACATCTGAAATAGATCTGGATTCACTGGGTCTTGAAGAAAACTTCGAAAAGGAAGCGGAAAAAGACAGTGGTGAGGAGCCGGTCCAGCCCAAGGCCCCGAAGACCCACACGATCATCCGCTACAAGGTTTCCAACCGCGACGCCGAAGACATCACCGCGCTGATCGAGCGCACGATGAAGGACAACGGCTTCACCTCCTCCGACGAACTGACCAACGCCGGCGACGCCCTGGTTCATCTGCTGCTTGCCGGCAAGAACCAGGCGGCCGCCCAGAGCGAGCTCGATGAGCTCGATGACCTGCTTGACGAGGACGCAGCATGACCTTCGTCCGGCCGAAATTCGACGACTGCAAGTCCTGCGTCTTCTTCCTGAAAAACCGAGTGAACCCGATCTGCGGCGAGTGCGACAGCGGCGAGTTCTACGAGGAGAAGATCCGCTCGCGTGAAAAGACGCGCCACGAACTCATGGAACTCTACGGGGAATATCACGATGACGAATAAGGCCGTCACGCTGGTCGCTGTTGCCGACCTGGTGCCATACGAAAACAACGCCAAGAAGCATTCCGACGACCAGGTCGAGAAGCTGATGGCGCTCATCAGCCGCTACGGCTGGACCTCGCCGATCGTCGTTGACAAGGATCTGGTGATCATCGCCGGCCACGGCCGACGGCTGGCTGCCCTGAAGCTCGGTCTCGAGAAGGCGCCGGTGATCATCCGCGACGATCTGACCAAGGAAGAGGCGGCCGCGCTGCGCCTGGCTGACAACCGCGTCGCATCCACCGAATACGATCTCGGCCTCGAGCAGGCTGAACTGGCGATGTTGTCGGACTTCGAGGGTATCGATCTAACCATGCTCGGCTATTCCGAGCACGAGCTGGACTTTGCGACCGCTGACCTGATCGACATGGACGACACGATCTTCGTCGACGACATCGGCGCTGCGGTCGAAAAGCAGAAGACCGAGAACGAGCAGAAGACCAAAGAGGTCGACGACGTCGCAGCACCGGTTGCCGATGCGCTGGGCTTCAAGCGCGTCACGATCGCCGAGAGCCGCAAGATCCGCGATCTCATGTCGCGCGTCGAGCAACGCTCCGGCCGCAAGGGTGTCGATGCGCTGATCTACGTCCTGGAAGCAACGGATCAAGCTGCATGAGCGAGGTCATCGATCTGAAGACCCGCAAGCCCTTTGCGCTCGCCCGCTCCGAAGAGCGCAAGCAGAAGCGCGCGGCGACACGCAAAGCCAAGAGACAGGCGGCCGACGCGGTGATGGAACACCGCGACGCCATGGTCGAGATCCTCGAGGGTCTTTTGAAGATGACGCGGGAAGGGCACCTCGAAGGCCTGGTGCTGCTCTCTCGCGACACCAAGCACAAGATCTTCCTGACCGAGATCCTGCTCGATGATCGTCTCATCCCGCCAAACGACCTGCATGCCTTCGTTGGCGTCATGGAGACGCTGAAGCTCGAGCTCGCCGACCAGGCGGCCGCAACGGCGCCGGCGCTGATGATCGGTGGCGAGCGTCTCGACCCGACAGCCGTCCCTGAAGAAGAGTGGGAATACGAATGACCGTCTACACCATCAATTGCGGCTTCACCTCGTCGGTTGAGCGTAGCCCGCGCGTGCTGGAGATCGCCGAGTCTTTCGGCCTGGGACTGGCCGAGAAGCGGTTTGAGATCTACCGCGACCTCAAGCTCGATATCCGCGACGATGACGTGATCTACATCAACGGTCAGTCCGGCTCCGGCAAGTCGCTGCTGCTGCGCGATCTTACCCGCCAGATGCGCGAGCAGGGGAGGGTGGTCGCTGATCTGAACGAGGTCGTGCTCGATGACCGTCCGGTGATCGACCAGCTCGGCAAGACCAGCAACGACGCCCTCTATCTTTTGGCCTGCGCCGGGATCTCCGACGCCTGGATCTATATCCGCAAGCCCTCGGAGCTCTCCGACGGCCAGCGCTATCGCCTGAAGCTGGCAAAGGTCATGGAGACCGACGCCGATGTCTGGGTCGCCGACGAGTTCGGCGCCGTGCTCGACCGCGTCACAGCCAAGGCCATCGCCATGAGCGTCCAGAAGGTCGCTCGTCAACGGGGCAAGAGCCTCATCGTCGCAACCACCCACACCGACCTCGAAGCGGAACTGGCGCCCAACCTCGCCGTCTACAAGCGCTTTAAGGAAAAGGTCGACATCACAACAGGAGAAGCAGCATGAACTTGGGCGAAGCACTCGAGGCAGTCAAAAACGGCAAGCGGGCGGCCCGCGCCGGCTGGAATGGCAAGAAGATGTTCGTCTTCCTGATGCCGGGCTCAGCACCGCGGTCGACCGAGGTCAGCGTTCGCAACGGTGTCGATCTGATCAACAGCGTCCGCGTCGATCTCTTCACCGACGGCGACGAAGGCACGACGATCCGGATGCCGTCCTTTTGCCTCCGCGCTGCCGACGGCTCGACGGTTGTCGGCTGGGTTGCCTCGCAGGCCGACATGGGCGCCGAAGACTGGGAGCT